AGCTTCTGACAAATGATCCGGAGCAAAGTGTGCATACCTCATTGTTACCTTGATATCCGTATGCCCCAAAATCCGTTGAAGTACAATAATATTGCCGCCGTTCATCATGAAATGAGAAGCAAAGGTATGACGTAAAACGTGCGTTAGCTGCCCTGCAGGTGTCTCGATTCCCGCGCGCTGCAAAGCCTTCCTAAACGCTGAATAACATGTCGAAAAAAGTGGCTGCGCCTTTCTGCTTGATGGAAGCTCTGCCTGCAATTTCTCAGTGATCGGCACCGCTCGGTTTTTCTTGCCTTTAGTATTAACGTAGATGATCTGACCGGCGCGGATTTGGTTCCCCTTTAAGCCTTCGGCCTCACTCCATCGTGCGCCAGTTGCCAGGCAGATTTTCACAACGGTAGTTAAATCTTTAGAACGGCTTTTCTCACATTCGGCGAGGAGGGTTCTGATTTCCTCAATGGTGAGATACGTCATCTCAGATTCACTGATTTTAAATTCGCGGACGTTCTCTAACGGGTTCGGTGCGGTCCATTCATCTAACCGGCGTAGCTCGTTAAACATCGCCCTAAAATACGCCAGCTCTAAATTGACCGTGCGAGGCGTAACAGTCTTCACTCGAGTGGAGCGCGTGATCTTCCCGCTTAACCGCTGCTCGCGATAAGACGCAAAAATTTTCGCGTTAAACTCGGTCGCGAGTGGATTCCCCATCGCCTCGCAGGCGAACGCCATAGTGGTTCGCCGCTTCAGGCCATCCGCTAAAGTGATGCCATGTGTGTTAAACCACAATTCAACCAGATCAATTACCCGCCGCTTATCTGCTTTCTCCCCCAACCAAGGCTTATCTTGAGCCTGCTCTTTTATGAACTTCTCAAAGGATTGGGCTTCACCCTTCGTCGCAAACTGGCGGCGAATCCTTTTGCCGTCTCGGCCGTTTGGGAAAACTTGTGCCTGCCATTTCCCGTTAGGTAATTTGTTTATCGCCATTCCATGCCTACAAGTATTCAGTTCGGGTGATTACTTTGCCTAAAACTACGATGTCACTTGATTGGCATTCAAATGACGATTTCCCATTCTCGACACGTATTCTTCCACCGGGAAAACGTACCAATTCTCGGATGCTGACTAGCTTATCTATTTCGATAAGCCACAGCCCATCGACAATCTCTCCTTCATAAGTATCGACCAAATAGGTGCTTCTATCTGCATTGATCACAAACGGAGCATTCAAACCTTCGGGGAGAGATGCTTTATCCAGAATGAAATCATCCATAGACTCTAAAATCCCATTTGAGATTTTTTTGTGTGTCGCAATCACAACACGGGATTCCTCCACTTCCATAAAGCGTGCACCTTTACCTGTAGTAAGCCAAGTAAGTGATGCTCCGGTTTCCACATGGCAGATAATCACCCAGTCAGCAGGGAAAGTATCACGGGCTGAACGGTTGGCTAGCGTGCTTTGCGAAACACCCAAATGGTTGCATAGGGCCTGACGGCTGCTGAATCCGTACGCCTCAACTAAGCGAAAAATCACATCTTTACCGCCCCGGTTACTCTCTACCGCTTCACGAACCACCTTTGCGTTGTGGCGATTTGTGTTTTCTTTCGTTGACATATCCGATTTGTGATCCTATTCTTCGGCCTGTGATGAGATGAATAGCGTTTAATAGTGATATCTAATACCTAAACTGGGGAATACTGCATCATGACTCGTAAACTTTCAATGCGCCCTTCAATCAATCTCGTGATTTCAGAACCGTACATTACTGTCGAAGAGTTCTGCCGCCGCACTGGTTACAAGGAGGGCACCGTTCGTCAAATGTACCGCGAGAACCGTTTGCCCATCAGGAAGAAGGAGGGCTTAAACGGGCTTATCGAAATCAACATGGTTGCTCTCACTATCGAAGCCGCTTCTGGCTGCGAAATCACAATGCAGGGCTGATGTATCCATATTGGGATATTGAAAGGGATTAATCATGTTTGATTTTCGTGTGTCCACACATAACCACTTTGACGAAGCCTGCCGCCGGTTCGCTCTGTCTCACAACATGAAAGAGCTGGCACAGGCTGCAGGCATGAACGTGCAGACCCTGCGCAACAAGCTGAACCCTGAGCAGCCGCACCACTTGACCGTTGCGGAAATGCTTTCGCTCACTGACCTGACCGAAGATGCAACCTTAATGGATGGTGCGCTGGCACAGCTACATTGTTTGCCTTGCGTACCAATGAACGAACACGCCGAGGAAAAGTTGTCAGCCTACGTTTTGAAGGCGACGGCAGAAGTGGGGCAGCTGGCAGCCGGTGCAATGCGTCAGGATGTCTTAAGCACGTCATGTCGCCGCAGCCTGATGCAAAGCGTTAATACCGGCATTCGATGCCTGAGCCTCGCAGCTATAGCAGTGCAGGCCCGCATTCATTCCAATCCCACTATGGCATCAACCGTAGACGCGATCAGCGGCCTCGGCGCATCCATGGGCCTGAGCTGAGGGGCTTCTAATGATTTCACTGGCATCACGTCTTAAGCATCAAAGCCCGTCCGTAGCTTACGGCAACGGTTGGATTATGGGTGATAAGGGCAAGCCATGGCATCCGTGCAACAGCCAAAAGCAACTGCTACAGGGGCTGACCAGCAAACGCAAACCCGCCGGTTTCATGGCGCGTTTATTCAGGGGGTAACATGCAGCGAGTAACAGGCAACATAACGGCACAGCAAGGCCCGGCATCTTTTGCCAAAACTCATTCAACGGGCAATCGTGCTGCTGCTGTTAACAAAATGTCGTTTGATGAGTTTCGGAAAAGCTGGCGGCAGCAGCGTGACAATAACGCTAACCCGTCGCTGCGTTATTTCAACCGCCAGAATGACGAGTTTAAATTTTGCGTGTTAACCCTGGCTAACCGCGAAAATCCTAAAACATTTTCACAGGAGGAAATCGGAAAACCGTTTGAATACTTCGACGAATACCGCCGCGAGTTAATCATCATGGCGATGAATAAAATGGCGCGCTGGGGAAAGATTCTGCCCCGACAGTTTTCTACCGCAGACTGTTTTTTACCTGAGTAAATAAGACTCAAAAAATTAATGGCGTAAACCCGCCGGGCATTCTTTTGCCCTGAATCTGGAGATTTGAAAAATGAGAAATACCGAAACCCGCAATTTTGAAGCCGATGCAGACACGCTTAATGCACTGCTGAACAAGGCTAAAACAGAACAGCGCAGCGATGATGCGCTTGCCGTGTCAATCCGCATTGCGGCGCTGGTCATCCATGCCCGCAAGCACGAAATGACCGCACCGGAAATCATTGAGCTGCTGGATAAAGAGGCAGAGCGTTTTGAGCATCAGGCACGGGAACTGCACTAATGGCCGATTCAATGGATTTAGTCCAGGCGCGCGTTGAGGAAGAACTGCAGCGCAATCTCGCTAAAGCACGTAACCAGTCTGTCGGGGCTGGTGAGTTCTTTTGTCTGGCCTGCGATGAGGCGATACCGGAGGCCCGTCGCCGCGCGGTGCAGGGTGTTACTCACTGCGTCGCCTGTCAGGAAATCGTCGAGCTGAAAAGCGCCCACTATAAAGGCGGTGCTTTATGAGTACGATCCTCAAGTGGGCGGGCAATAAAACCCGCCTCATGCCCGAGCTGCTTAATCATCTGCTGCAGGGGCATCGCCTCGTTGAGCCCTTCGCAGGTTCCTGTGCGGTGATGATGGCAACGGATTACCCGGCTTATTTAGTGGCTGACGTTAATCCCGACCTGATTAATCTTTACCGCCAGATTAAAGAACACACGCGCCCGTTTATCGTAGTGGCGATGAGCCTGTTTACCCAAAACAAAAGGGCAGAGGATTATTACCGCATCCGCGAAGCGTTCAATCATGACCCGGCTTTACCTCTGCTCGAACGCGCCGCACATTTCCTTTACCTGAACCGCCACGGCTATCGTGGCCTTTGCCGTTATAACCGTAAGAGTGAATTTAATATTCCCTACGGTAACTATTCTGAACCCTATTTTCCCCTGGAAGAAATCGAAACGTTCGCAGCCAAAGCCCACCGTGCAACGTTTATCTGCGCTGATTTCCGCGAAACACTGAGCATGATTCAGACCGGCGACGTCGTTTATTGCGATCCGCCTTATGACGGCACGTTTAGCGACTACCACGCAGGCGGATTTGATAAGGCCGCGCAGCAGGACTTAGCCAGCATGTTAACCAGCGTGTCAGATCGCTGCCCGGTCATCGCTTCAAACAGTGATACCGACTTTACGCGCACGCTTTTTAATGCCTACGAGCTGACCAGCGTCAGGGCTGCCCGCGCGGTTGGTGTAGCCGCCGGTGACAGTAAAAGCGCGGCAGAAATCATTGCTGTTCGTCGTCCTGCCGCTGTCTGGTTTGGGGTTGATATGGCTGCAAAAGAGGCAGCTACATGATTGAGCAGTACGCTTACCCGTGGAATGCGCCACGGGAAGCCATCGCCAGCCCTTATCCCACCTATGAGGAAATGTACAGCCGCAGTCAGATGATTGCGGCTTTAGTGCGTGCGCAGGAGCTACTTGAGCAGCAGCCGACGATGATCCAGATTGACGTTAAGCGTCGCGTCAACGAGCTAGAAAAATCACAGGGCATTGCCCGCGCCAATGCGTACTTAACGAAAACTTTCGTCGAGCGCACATTGCCGCGAGTTGAATGCGTTAACGAGCAGTACCGGGTGAAGGCTATGGACGCCAGCACCTTTAGCCTGCTGACACAGAACGCCACGAAGGAGACTGGCGCAGCGCGTGCCGGTGGACAGCTTTGGGAGCTGATGAAGCGTTTTAACCGCCTGGCTGATATGTCGCGTGCCGACGTGGATTTGCTGGCCTGTGATATTGCCAGTTTCATTCTGGCCGAGCTGGTACAGGCACACGCGCAGGCAGCTGATGAGTCAGATTATAAATACACGCACCGCGTCTACATGACAGCGGCGGCCATTACCCGTGAATTTAATCAGACGCCGCCACTGTGGGATAAGGTGGCGTCCCGTTTCTTTGATCCCGAAGAAGTCACGCCCGCCGTGCTGCGTATGCAGACAGAGAAATGGTGGACGGGGAGACTGCGCCGCGTTGCTGCGTCATGGCGGGAACACCTGCAGATTGCCCTGGCTAACGTCAGCAAAAAGTACACCCCCTACGCCAGCAGAATGACGGTTTCCGAATGGCGGGAGCAGAAACGCCGCACCCGTGAGTTTTTAAAGGGTATGGAACTGGAAGACGAGGAAGGCAACCGCATCAGCCTGATTGAAAAATACGACGGCAGCGTGGCAAATCCGGCAATACGTCGCTGTGAGCTGATGACCCGCATCCGTGGTTTTGAAAATATCTGTAATGAGCTGGGCTATGTTGGCGAGTTTTATACGCTGACCGCGCCGTCACGCTATCACGCCACAATCAAAACCGGCCATCGCAACCGCAAGTGGAATGGCGCCAGCCCGGCAGACACACAGCGTTACCTCTGCAGCGTGTGGCAGCGCATCCGCGCAAAGCTTCACCGCGATGATATTCGAATCTTTGGCATTCGCGTTGCCGAACCTCACCACGACGCAACGCCACACTGGCACATGCTGATGTTTATGCGTCCCGAAGATGCGGATCAGGTGCGCCAGACAATCCGTGACTACGCCTTTCAGCAGGACAGCAAGGAGCTGACCACGGATAAAGCCCGTAAAGCGCGCTTTCATGCCGAGGCAATCGATCCGGAAAAAGGCAGTGCTACGGGTTACGTGGCTAAATATATTTCCAAGAACATCGACGGCTACGCACTGGATGGCGAGCTGGACGACGAAAGCGGTAAAGAGCTGAAAGAAACCGCGCCCGCTGTTTCTGCCTGGGCGGCACGCTGGCATATTCGACAGTTTCAGTTTGTAGGCGGTGCGCCGGTCACGGTTTACCGCGAGCTGCGCCGCATGGATGACACCGACACCGCCCACGGCCTTAGCGTGGAGTTTGCCGCTGCGCATGACGCTGCAGACGTGGGTGACTGGGCGGCATACGTTAATGCGCAGGGTGGGCCGTTCGTGCGTCGGGATGAGCTGGCGGTGCGTACATGGTATCAGTCGGGCGATGAGCTGAATGAATACGGTGAGGAAACCGTGCGTATCAAGGGTGTTTACGCAACTGAGGTTGGCGCAGACACTCCGATTTTAACCCGTCTGGCACAGTGGAAGATTGTCCCGAAACGTGCCGTTGATTTTGGTTTTGACCTTCAGGGCGCGCCCGCGCCCTCTCGGAGTTCTGTCAATAACTGTACGGGGCGTTTGAGATCTGAGGATTCAAACCCGCCGGAAAGTGTGGAAGAAATTGACCTGAGAAGGATGAGCCGTAAAGAACGGCGGCGGCTGCTGGCCCGACTGAGGGCAGAAAAGCCGGATAAAAAACATCTTGTGCTGCGGCGGCCAGACAAAATAGAGACTGCATGTGACAACGTGATCGGCCAGGTCAGAGATTTAAGCGGCGAAACCATCAGTCGCGGTCTGGCCGTGCGCCTGATAGGTGGCACACAGACAGAAATCGCGGGGAAAATGTTCCGAAGCACCTGCTATGGCGACTTAGTGCGGCCGTTTAGAAACAAAGATGACAATTCACGCAAAGACGAAATACTTAGCCGTTTCAATAGCCTTGCTGAAAGGGCTAAGGCGGCCAATTTACTTAAAGCGGAAAGCGAAGCGCACAAAAAGTAAGGCTAAAAGTAAAAAAACATTTCACTTTCGGATTTTCCTAATATACTGTGTTTATGTACAGTTGTTTGAAGGGAGTAAATGTTATGCAGGATTATTTTTTTGAGTCTTTGAAATTGCAACGTATTGATTTGTTTCTTAAATTGGTTGCATCGAGTGATTGCAGTGAAGATGAAAAGAGCCTGGCGATCCAGTGGGTATCTGAGCTGACCGACGAGTTAATGAAAAAGGTCAGGAGTCACGAATACGCCCGTTCGATTGAAGTATTAGAGTAAGAAAGGGGGTAGGGGATGCGCATTGAAATAATGATCGACAGGCAACAAAAGGTTAGCCAGGAGACTATTGAGGCGCTTGAGTCAGAAATCATAAAAAATTTGCAGCCTCAATATCCTAAAATGGCTATCCGAATCCGCAAAGGCAGTGCGAACGGCGTCGAGCTGTCAGGCTTAAAGCTGGATGAAGAAAAAAAAGGCGTGATGGAAATTTTACAAGCCGTGTGGGAAGACGACAGCTGGCAGCACTGAGAACCGCGTCAGCGTCAAAAAATACTTTTTGGCGCTGGCGGGGTTGAACAACGAGCAGTGCGAGGCGTTAGAGAAAATTCATAATCAGTTACATGTATCAGGCAGATATTGATACCATAGTAATTGTTAGTTTTTTCATTGAGCCTGTGGGGATTTATGGGAAGTTTATTAATAGTTTTATCATTTTTATTTTTTGTTGCTTTTATCATTTCTCTGGTAAAGCCTTCTTTAATGAAAATGGATGACAGAAAAAAAGCGACACTAGTTTATTTCGGTTCGGGATTAGTTGTTTTTGTTATCGGGGTGAGCTTATCGCCTGTGCCACAGGGTAGCAGTAATGCACATAAAAATGATGGCGTGCAGGCACATACCTTTGAATATAATGATTTAAAACTTTCTCAATATCGTATAAAAAATCAAGACGAAAGGCATGAGGTAGTAAGGGGTTTCATTATTTCAAAGTCTCTTAGTGAAGATAAGTTAAATTATATGTATGCTTGTCTTAGCGAATACAGCATGACCAAATCAGGTGATTTGCCGCTCGGAACGGTTTTAGACTGGTGCTATAAAGAATTTGAGCGCGCGCCATCTGAATTAAGTAAGAAGATTAATTTTGATAATTTTCAGTCAAATATAAGTGCGTGGGATGCTTCATACAGGCCGCTCGAAAAGCTTATTAAAGACAGCATGAATGATGAGTCATCATATGAACATGTATCAACAGCTTACAGTTTCATTCTGAATGATAATCCTCATGCTATTGTTAAAACCTCTTTTCGTGGGAAGAACGGTTACGGTGCAGTTGTGAAAAATACAGTTACGGCCCGCGTAAATATACAAACGGGTGAAGTGGAAAAAATCACTGACCAAAATTAGGGAAAGGATTTTTTTAGCATCCTCTTAGGGGGGAAGGTGGTTAGGTATGGGTAGAAAAGACAGCGATTATCGAATTGTCTATCACGGTCAGGTGCTGGAGCATTACAAAGAAGGTGAATTTATTTTCTTTCAGCGTGCCAAAGATAGTGGCGGCGGTTACTGGCTGGGGCAGACATTCGACGGTGTTTTTGTATTCACGCTGCCACACCCAATCAAATTTTGGGATGGCTGGGAATACCTGATCAGGTACGCACTCCGGCCGCCGCCAAAGCCCAAAGTCATCGAATCCGGTGATACCTTTCCCCTGTTCTGACTATGCGCACGTGTGTGCATGTCTATGCTGCATGAATTCGCATGATCCCAAAAGGATCGCTTGACCTCCGGCTCGCCAGTACTGGCGGGCTTTTTAATATGTCATGCAGGTGCATGAAAACCACTACATAAAGCGCGCAGGCGTGGCGGGGCTACGAGCGCGCGCAACGAGGCTTTTCCCAAAGAATTTGTTAACGAGAAACTAACAGATTGGATTCTTACTGATGGTCGATTTGATAAGTCCATCCCATAATTCTTAAATTGCCATCCAGAAGTCAGTTGAAGTAGTATTGTTAAAAAAAACTGATGAGTAAAACCAATGTTTCGAGTTGTAACTACTTACAATTGTGGCATTTACCACCCATATTGGTCTCAAGGGGATAGAAACCCCAAATGCGATCAATTATCACGTTTGATGATGGACTTTAAGGATGAAAACTGTTCAAACAATCAACGTGCTGTTAACCATTTTTCCAAAATGGCTATCGATGCACTAGGAACTTTTGTGATTACTGGCAACAGAGGTAAATTTGTAGAGTATCCGTTCCGCATAGTTGTAGTACCATCTTCAAAAATGAATAGGATTTCTCCCTCTCTGGGAGCAGTTGCAGACAGGATTTCAAAAGCATATCCTGCAGGTCGTGTACACAACTGCTTAAGGCGCAAGGTAGATGTGCCTAGTGCGCATAAAGATGGGGGAGATCGTTCTATAGCGGGTCACATGTCTACAATTGAATCTCTAGATGGTAAT